TGAGCGGCTACCGTTAAAAATGTTTTTATCTCAATTGTGTCCATTACTCCACCCCAGTTGCTTACGATCCAATCAGCCAGGGCGTTTGCTTCGTCATCAGACGTTACCCATTCCGCATCAAGCTCAATAGGATAAGGTCCATGCTTTCTTATCGAAGCATCATTCTTTACCCTCTTTGTTCTTTCTTCTTTGTCAATTAGAACGTAGCCATAAACCATAATTGCATGATCAATGGAGTTTGATTCATCGATCTGCTCGCTTCCGTTGGCAATCTGATCTTGGTGAGATGTGTTAATTAATCTGAACTGACCTTTTGCAGGACTTCCTTCATGAGAAAGAAGTGCTATTTCTGGGTTACTTATGAATACTCTTGTACCTTTAGCTGGGTCTATGGAGTATTCAACGTCGAATTCTTTAATTTCTCTGACTATTGAACCAAAATCATCATAGAATACTCTTCTAGCAGGCGTATATTCTGTTATTTCATTAGAATATCCTTTATCGAATTCGGTTGTATTTCCCATTATAATGTTCTGCATTTTGGTTGATGAATACCCACCCTTAATATAACTCCAATACGCGGCGTCACTTGGATACTGATGATAAACGTCTCTATGATCAAACATTGGAATAGCTCCGTAAAGGGATGTTTCCACCAACAAAGAGATTTCTTCAGTTGCGGTATAGGTTATGTTTGCTTTAACTCCAACTGAACTATCTGGAAGCACTACATCAGTTAAATCCCATATCTTCTTGCTTTCCGCAGGCACGCTTACAGGTCCTATATTGGCTATTTCTGCACCCCACCAATTAAATATTTTTAGTGACGAGATAGAAAAGTTGTTTAGAGAAGCAGCACTTAATGCCTTTTTTCCGGTGTACCATTCATCTGGAAGATCGATGACTTTAGTAACATTTGTTCCTGGCGACAATTGTATATTGAAAGATCCAAATGAATCTTCATTAGTGTAGCTATTCATGTTGAATGAAGCAGTTGTACCTGCATAAAAGTACTCAAATTCAACCTTTCCAAAATATCTGTTATAGATGCCTGCAAGATTAGTTGGTCTAATTGCATCATAGGTGTAGTATGTATCAACATACTGTCCATTTAAATATACAATTATAGATATTTTCACTGATCCATTTGGCATGATTTGTTCTCTCAAGGAGACATCTAAATCATGCCATTTATTCATTTCAACTCTGACTCGGCCTGCTTCATTTATATCACTATGAGTCATTGAGGTAAGACTGGTTAAACTATCTCCATTTTTACAATGAACACCGACTTCAGCACTATTTCCGCCTGCCCATTCACATAGCTCAGTAGATAGAATAGTAATATCATAGAATCTATCAGCATCCGTTGGATCTTCTTCAAATGGATCATCTGAATATTCATTCGCACTACTTATTGCAAGCAGCATTCCTACAGCAGGATGACCCTCTGTCATCTTAAATCTCATTCCGAACTCGCGACACTCTGTTTCATCTAAATCCGTTATCAGTGCAGACATCCTATGCCATTCTGCATTTTTCCATCTGTTATCATGAATAAGTGTAGACCCTGATTGAACCCAGGCATTTTGTTCCGGACCCCAGCCTGGTTTGTTTTTCCAGTCAATTAGATTGGCATGGGTTAGACCCGCTTTACGAGGCTCAATATACTTACCAGGAATTGCCGCATTATTCCATTCCATCCCCCATACATTATATGCAGCCCATTTTAGATTAGTTTCTTTCTTATGATCTATTTTCTTAGATCCTTCGAGTCCTCTCTCCATTATTCGAAACCGACCAGTAAAATTGTTCTGGATAATGAATCCAGCATTTCCAAATACTGGAGGTACAGGCTGTCCTGAGAATCCTCCTGGTGATCCATTGGGAGTATAGGAGTCATAGGTAAATTTGTCCCATTTACGCTTCTCTTCTTCGCTCTTGAGTATACGTTCTTGCCAAGTTCCAGTTGAGTAATCAATAACGGCGTAACCCTTGCCTTCGTAACGCATTATTTCACCATCAATATTTATTGATCCAGCATAGGGCCAGGTCGGTGCCTTTTCGGCGGGGATAAAGATATCAGCGGGTACATCCTTGCCGACCTGAATATTTGGTACATCTGTTCCAAGGTTATTTCTCATAATCGGAGCAGCTCTAACAACAACAGAGTCGGAAGTATCCCAGACTTTTGAAGTAAGAACTTTTCCTGTCACATCAAGCGCATCAATATTTGCTTCGCGGCGTTTATATTTAATTTCAACATCGTTAATAGAAATGTCATACTTCTTTTGTAAATCAATAATATTTGGTAGGACCAACCCATCTTGTTCTGATGATAATATAAAATTTTCTTCATCCTCGTCGTTAACAAGTTGTGCTCTAGTCATCAACTGCAACTTACCAAATTCGTCAGCAAAGATTACACATTGATATGAACTACAAATTCTATTCAAAACTTCGTAAACAGATTCCTCGCCATCTGTCCAAAAATATCTGATTTGTTCCGTGGGATCGAAATCTTGGAATCCAAACTCATACTTATCCACACCAACCATATCCAAAACCATTGACATAATTCTTGCAATGGTTTTATTTTCGACAAGCAGCGTTGGACACTTTATCCCTTGAAGTATTTTAACAATGTCAAATAATTGCACTTCAAATTCGTATGGACCTGTTCCAGTCCATCCGTTTGAATACATTGTACCAGTTCTTACAATTTTGTCTGGGGTAGAATACTTAGTCATATCAAATTTTATATATGTTCTGTACTCACACCATCCATCCATTAGACCATAAAAATCTTTGGTGGGGTCACCTACATCTAACTCTAAATCTCTATTGTCTAAGACAATAGTTCCATCGTTGGCATTCATTTGACCAATTGGATGAATATAGTCAACCTCATCCATCGATGAGGTGAGTGAATAGCTCTGCACACGGTCAGAAAGGTCAACCTCTCTCATCCCAGCAATTTCTATGATCTGTAATCGTTCACTAGGAGCTGTCAGGCTGTCGAATTCCACACGTATCTTGTTTATTTCTCGATACTTAGAGACATCCAATTGCTGGGTTTGAACCCATGCTGCACCATCCCACCACATTTCGCTTCTACCTGTGATGGAATTAATTGTTGGAGAAGTAGCAATAGTAACCCAGTTGTTGATAATTTTATCAAAAACAGCAACGCGCCATACGTTTGGTCTAATGTCTCCATTAAATACAACCTTGATCTTGTTGACCTTGATCCATGCATCATATTCGACAATTAGATTGCTATTGTCGATAGTAAATTCACCTGGTGGAATTCCAAACTGTAGAATGTCATATGAGTTTTGAGAAGGGGTTGGGGAGATCCAATATTTGTATGCTGCATTTTTATCACAATAGTAATACCTATTTCCTCCAGAACCTAGCTGTTCATCATTAATGGGAAAAGCTTTTCCGGTAAATCCATATATCATGCCTGCATCAGGTCTTACACCCTCAGTAATAGAAGAAGGAGGAAAATGAGATGAGGTGTATGGCCACAATTTATCGTTGGGATCGCTAATATTTTTTGCTGTTGCTTTTACCAGTCTATTAAAATTCCACTCAGCAATTACCATTGGGGTTCCGCTGATCTCGTGATCCTGCGCAAGCGCGGTGACGAGTTGACTATCTAGCGTCTGCATTATACCTCTTCCAATCCAAAGTCAATGTCGTACAAATCTGTATAAATGCCTCTCTTTGATAGTTTTATATTAAAATCTTGGAACATCACCTGTATTGATTCATTACTTCCATCTCCATAATTGATGGTAACCCAGAACGGGCCATCGCCATAGGTGTCGTAGAAGGACTTCATGGAATTTGCCCCCCATTTACCATCAGCAGTTGCGGCGTCCTGGCGTGGAAGGTTTTCCCATGATATCTTTAATGTTTTTTTATTTGCTACAACAAATTTTCTTAATGTTCCATTGGCCATTCTTTCTTTATTCTCTATTTTTTCTATGCTGATAGAGATAGGAGACCTGTTATGGTCACTTAATTTTCTCGTGGCGTATTCTGCATCTATTGGTCTAGCAAAGGTAAGACCGCAATGAATTGGCAATATCATCGGATTTTACCAATCTTTCTCATGTCCTTAAGTTTCTTTTCTTCAAGCGCTTCTATAATTGTGCTCTTTACCTCTGCCCTTGACATATTGTTTGCATCAATGTGCATATTGACATGATATACATTGTTAACGCCAGAGTCAAGCTGGTTGATACCTCGCTTTAGTGACTCGCTCAATGGGGCTGTCAATACAGTTTCCTTCTTGTGAAGATTAGCAAGAACATTGTCGTATTGAATAGTTCCACCCATATCTAAACTTGGAATCCAATTTCTAGGATTTTGAAACCTTCCTGGTCCCCCGCCCATCTGGAAGTGCAAATGGGGTCCGGTTGAATAACCAGTTGATCCTACATCACCAATTTTCTGTCCTCTTTGAACTTGCTGTCCGCCTGATACTGCTACGCGAGATTGGTGAGCATAACCAGAAATAAGGCCACCACCGTGATCAATCAATGTCCAATTACCAAATCCACCATTATTCCACCCAGCCGAAATTACCCTACCAGTGTCAGTTGCAACAATTGTTGAGCCCGATGGAGAACCAATGTCAATACCATCATGATGTGCTCCCCATCTAGGACCAAATTCAGAAGTAACAGGGCCTGAGGAGGGTCTTACATATTTTCCTGTTCCTGCCCCTCCACCTGATCGTTCTGCCGCCATTCTCGCAAACATACCAAAACCGGCTAATTGATTAGGGTCTGAACCCATTGAGCCAACTAACGCTTCTGCCATTGATTGCCAATTTGCATAGGCATAGGGGAAGGCTGATCTTTGAACAGCCTGGGCGGCTAGTGTCAAAGGCATGCTTCCTCTATTTTCTACTCTAAGAAGCCCTTCGAAGAACTTTCTAGCAGCATATTCAGGATTTGTCACCTGTGCAGGAGTACCCCATCCCGTTGATGGGCGTTGCTGAAATAGACCAAGTGAGTCACGGTCGCCATAATTAAGATTTCTAAGACCAGATTCTTGCATTGCAGTCATGAATGAAATAACAATGTCTCTTGTGCTAGCTCCCATTGATTTACCAACTGTAGCAATGATATTTGCATTTCTAAGTTGATCAGAATCTAATTTAACGTTTCCATAAACACCTGGCTTTGCAACACCCATGACGCTTCCTTCTTGCTGCTGCTTTTGGGAACCAAGGAATACAGCATTTAACATAGCTCTCATAAGCGCCAAACCGACACCCGCGCCAATTGCGGCAAATCCTAGATCAGATCCGCCCATACCAATCTTGCCTGAGTTAAGATCACGTAGAGTCTGTGGTCCTAATCGGTCTGTTGCAGACTTAGACATCATGAACTCACCACGTTGGGCAACAATAGGAATTTCATCAGAATTCAATTCTCCGCCCATGCCATTTCGTCCACCTGGGTCGAAACCCAACAAACCACCAGTGTGATAGAACCTATTTGGTCCGCCTGTGGTGTGTGTTTGTGGTATATAGCTTGCATTTGAACCTGGCGGTTTCCATCCAGCAGGTGGTTGGCCTGTAATAATCATATTGAAAAAGTCACCAAGGCTCAATCCAAAGGCACCCTTAGAGATGGCGTCACCAATGGCGGCGCCTGACTGTTGCCACGCTGAGTTGTTGCTTAGTTGTACCCTAGCAGACTCTACGTTATTGAAAAGAGCTGACCCTACAATCTGACCCCATTGAGTACCTTTAAATTGTAGCTGAACACCATGCTGTCCATACGCGCCTTGAACTCTACCGATGTGTTCCCACAACTGGGCTTCATTCATAGGAACGAATGCTTTTAGTGTGGCAAGCTCAATTTCAAGAGTTTTTCTATCAAGCTCTTGTTTACGTCTTTCAGATTGCTCAACAGCCTGCTGTTCGCGCTGCATTCCATCAATTCTAGCCTGAAGTCTTTCTTTTTCTCTATCTTTTTGCGCATCAAGTGCACGCTTTTCAAGATCTTGCTGCCTATCAAGAGATTTTTCAACAGCTTCCTCTTCTTCCTTAAGCGCCTCCTGCTTCTTTCTTAGGGAATTAATTCGATCTTGATCAGCTTTATCCTTTGCTTTTGACTTATCTTCTTGCGCAATCTTAGAATCTTCAACGCCCCATGAACTCTGAATACGCTCAGTGTTGTTCATGATCATTGCAGCTTCATCGAGATTGCCAGTTGCTAACGCACGATTGTATTTAATGTTTGAATTGGCAAGTTCTGCAAGTCTTTCAGCTCTGCGCTCTTCAGCCTCAAACATCCTTTGTCTTTGTTCATCAAGATCGCGATTTGCATCGCGCTGTGCTTCGATTGCATCAATTTCCTCATCAATTGCTTTGCGACGATTTTCAAATCCTTCCTTGGTCGCGTCCATTCGGTCTTTCCATGAATCAGAAAATGACTGCATCCTCTGTGTCCATGCGTTATCGAGTGATTTAGATTCATTCTGAAGTCTATCTCTAACACCTTGATAATAGTTGGAAATTCCATCCATGCGTGCTTGATACTGCCTTTCAGCTTGCATCGACGCTAAATCAAAGGCGACACCCATGGTATTGCTGTAAGCACCACGAATTAGATCATTCATCATGCTCCCCTGTTGATCTGGTGCTCCGCTTAGACCACCAAATCCTGACTCTGAATCAGCCCTGTTCGTCCAAAAATCAGCTGTCCCGCTAAGAACTCCATCAAAATTACCATGCTGTGCTTGGACCTCTTTTAGGTTGGCAATAAATAATTGAATACCACGATTATTTTCTCTAATAGCTTCCGCGTTTTTATCCATTTCTCTTGAGTAACCGTTGGCTGCTAACTTGGCAGCGTCCAATCCTCTTGCTGATGCATAGGCGGTGGCCATTTGCTTTTTTTGTTCTTCGGTTAATTTACCGCCTAATTTTTCAGCCTTCTCAATGGCACTATTGTATTGATTCTGAATATCAGAAGCACTCTTTGAACTGTTACCTAGCATTGGAAGAATATCATTGAAGCTCTTGAATTTCTTAGCAACATCATCTGGAATGTTCATAGCCTTTGCTAATTTCAACGCCAGGTCTCTGTTAACATTCAACTGCAAAGAAAGATCTCTTTGTGCATCAGTTAATTCTTTAGGTGCTCCTCTACCAAGCATCTTAGGTGTGTAGCCGCCAGTCTCACTAAAATCAAGCAGGCTGCTTGCTGATTCTTGCCAAGAATCCTTTAGATTATTGCCATACTTAGTTTTCAGATCGCGGAAACCTTGTTCCATCGCAGCATTAAGCTGACCAGCAAGTTGCTGACCCACATATTTTTGCATAGTATCATCAAGGCCTACCATCTTACCCATAATATCAGAGGTGAATTGGTCTAGTCTTGCGTTTCCTTGTCCTGTTGCCTTAAATGCATCATCAAAAATGCCTTCTTTTCCTTGGAGATCCCCTCGGAAAATACCTGCTGAATACAGCTTGTCTTTTGCATCCTTTAAGAACACATCTAAATCTGAAACTGGGGTTTTAAAATCAAAGGTTATTCTAATGTTGCCTAGAATCTTATCTATATCTTGTCTGGTTTTTCCAGCCGCAACAAGCAATGTTTCCATGCTCTTAAGGATGTCTGTCTGACTTAAGCCTTGTCCCTGTAGCTTATAAATTTGACTTCTAAGCAATTCATCTAGCCATGCGCCGGTTCTTTTATTAGCTTCAGAAACCAGGGATGCGTTATCTTGACGCATTTTATTGACCATTGCATCCATATCATTTTTTACATTTCCTGAGGCATCTTTAATTTGTCCCCATTTGATTTCAGCCTGGCCAAGTACCTTCATCCAGCTTTCAGTAGTGCCAGCCAATTTCTGCATATGTTCAATATTTTTTACGCCTTCAGCGGTCATCATTTTATAAAAAGCAAATCCAGCAAGGCCCAGCGCGGCGAAGCCTAAGAACCATGGGCTACTGAACATTGACCAAGCGGCGGAACCAGCTTTTTTGGCACCATCCATTAAGGTAGTGCCAAACTTACTCATTCTGCTCTTGCCACCATCGGCGCCACCTGTGAGGTTTTGCATAAAGTCATTTTTCTTAGACCAATCACCTAATTTTTCGAACAAAGGTAGTGTCATCGTAAGCACACCCGCGCCCATTGCAATCCAATTCAACCAAGATGAAAGACCAGAATTGGTACCAGCAACTGCTGATCCCATTGCTGCCATTGCAGTAACACCAAGCATTACTTCTTGACTAAACACTTTGGCCATAAGACCAGACTTCTGCATTCCATCCGCAACCTGATCTGTAGATTTTGACACCGACATCACACCTTGATGGATTGCATCTATTTCTTGCTTAGATGCAGGAGCACCATCTTTGGTCCACATTCTTCCATTATTGGAAAATATGCTTCCACCTACAGCAATAGAGCCTGGCATTGTCAATTGTCCCTTTGAGGCAGTTGCTACAGCGGTTGCGTGGGCTGCTTGTTCTCTCAGACCTGTAAGAAGCATTTGTTTTTCTGCTGCCATCGCTTCTTTAGTCACTTCTGTTCTATGCTTGATAGCTCCAGTTAATGCAGTTTCTTGATCTTTGATTTGTTTAGTAAGCTT